TTTCTAACAATAGATGGATTCAGCGATGCTGTGATTGGAGTATGTTTAGATTCAAGAAGATTAATCTATTCAGTAAGCAAGTGTATTGACATCTTGGTTTACGATGATAAGATGATTTTTGAAGATGCTGTTGACTACTTTGAAAATACACTACGCAATTCTTTTGATGGTGACGATTCACCTATATGGGCAAACATTGAATTTTAATTATATGAAACCAATCGGTAAATACATTATTGTTAAAAACATTGACGAAGAGATTAAGACTAAGTCAGGACTTATACTATCGGGTGACGATACTAATCAGTTGAGATACAAGAAAGGTCTTGTAGTTGAGCCGGGTACTGACGTATCTGTTATTGAGAAGGATAGTGAGATATACTATGACAAAGGTCATAGCTTCACTATGCTAATCAATGATGAGCAGTATACGATTATTCGTGAGTCTGACGTCGTTGTTGTTTTATAGCATCGTTCATTTCTATAATCATCTGTGCATATATCTTGTCGCCATATGACGCACTACTTTTAAATAGTGGGTTGTATTGAGGGCCGACTGAGATTTCCTCCCCATTCAGTTTGTTATACATTTCGTGTATCATCCTTTGGGACTTATATGACAATTCATATAGGGGTTTACTCTTGGGGTGCTTAGCCCTGAAGGTTGAGAGGAACCCTCGCTCTAATAAACTATTGAATCTATTCTTATCCCAAGTAAGAAGTTTGTCGAACTTATCGAACTTCTTTCTTGTGAAGTATTGTTCTGAGTATAAGAACAACATCATGTCTAAATCAGCTTGGCTTATTTCGTACCTTGCCTTAATGTAATACCTAACTACTTTCCAATATTTCAGGAAGTCATTTCTTTTTGATTTCATTTAACTAAATTTATTATCTTTGTCAAAGTTAAAACATTTTCATATGGCAGACGATAAAAAAAAGAAAGGCGTAAAGCAAGAAGTTTATTCTGATAGAGGAGATTTGTTATTTACAAGAGAGGTTAGTGATACTTCAGGATATGGTGCAGGTGCAAAGAAATTTGCTATGACTAAAACTTTAGCAAGGAATGAAAAAGTTAAATCAGGTACAGCAGATAGAAAAGATGTAGAAAACATTATTAGGAATCCTACATTCTACAAAGCTCCACCTGAAGGATTTGACAGAGGTTCAAGAGCTGAGAAAAGAGCATACCAAGAAAGTAAGACAGGAGGAAGGCCTGACACCCCATTAGCAACTACACCTGAACCAAAAAAAATAAAATAATATGGAAGACGATAAAAAAAGAAAAAGTCTAAAGCAAAGAATGGAGGAGAATAAAAATCCTACATTTGATTTTAAGAAAAAATTTGGGAATAAAGGAAAAGAAAATCTTTATCAAACTGATACAACAGGATTAGCATCAGGGAAGAAAAATTTCGTTTACAGTAGGACGCTTGTGGATTCTGAAAATAAAAAACTAGAACGCATATATTCTCCTGTTAGTGCTAAACACGTAAAACAAGCAATAGCTAAATACGCTAGACCTGATACACCATTAGCAGAAACTCCTGAACCTAAAAAAATTGACTAAGATGCCTAAGGATAAAAACGTTAAAGATAAAGATAAGGAAGAGAAGAGGAAGAGTATTGCTGATACGTTAAATGAAATTACATTTAATAATAGGCAAGCTAAAGATGTAAGTGATCTTCAGGCTGAGAATACTAAATTAAAGGATATGATTATTGCACAAAGGAAATCAAAGAGAGGTCCAAGTGCATCAGGTCGTATACAAGGATTACAAACATTAAACCCTGCATTAGGGCAACAATTTTCATAAACAATTAAAAACAAAAACAATGGCGAAAGCAAAATCAACCCCAAGTTTACCAATGTCATCAAGAATGCAAATGCCTGCTGCAGCTAATAAGCCTGCAATGAAAGGTGCGATGAAAGGTGCTGTTAAAGGTGCTGTTAAAGGTTCAATGAAAGGTGCTGCAAAAGTTGCGGCAAAAACAATGATTAAGAAAAAATACTAAAACTTAAAAACATGGCAAGCGTTAAAGCAATTCCAAATTTACCTGCTTCTTCAAGAATGCAGATGCCTGCAGGATCTGACAATACTTCAAGTATTATTAGAGAAATGGGTGGTATGAAAAAAGGCAAAGCAACTGATTCTATAAAAGGCGGAGGTGTTGCATCTAAAATTACAGGTACTGCTAAAGGCAAAACCGGAATGAAAGGTAGCAATCCTTATTGTTAATTAATAAAAAGTAAAAAATGGCAACAAGTAAAAAAGCAACTGCTGTTGAACAAACTGTAGATACAACTGTTGAGATGACATTTGTAGAAGCTCCTGTTGAAGAAACAACTGTTGAGGTGAAAAATACTGATGATTTATTTACTGCTACGGTAACTGAGCAGGTTAGTCAGCAAGGTTATCCAAGTAGAGATTTTCGTTCAAAATAAAATTAGTCTTATGGCTGATAAGTCAAAAATGAAATGCAATCGTCCTATTCCCTCTGATAAGGCAGGGAAGAAGATGATGGTGAAAGCTTGTTCCAATGGTGAAGAGAAACTTCTTCACTTTGGAGCAAAAGGTTATGGCAACAATTATTCTGCTGCGGCTCGTAAAAGTTTTCGTGCAAGACATGGCTGTGATGGTGCTACTGATAAGTTAACTCCTAAGCATTGGGCTTGCAGTTATCTTTGGGGTGGACCGGGAAAAGCAACAACAAGTAATCCAAAAGGTAGACAAGGTAAATATTAAAAAATGGCAGACTCATTAAAAGTAAAAAAGCTTACGCAAGAACAGCAAGATGAGCTTCGTCAAAAAGCGAAGAGATGGGATAATGTTAAGAATGAATATAGGCAAAATTCTGATGGTACAAGGTCTAGTCATAAAATGGCTTGGGGTACTACAGATAATGGAGCAATAGCATTCCCTACTGTCTATCCGAAAGAAAGAGCAGGCACTTCATCTCATGATCCTAAAGATTGGATTGAGTTGAAAGGTAGGGAAGCTCTTGATACTGCTAAGGCAAGAAGTGAAGTTTATCATTTTAAAAATCCAAAGAATGCTGCAAAGTGGTCTGAGGGAGAATACAAAAAAAACTAATGAAAGATTCCTGTTATAAAAAAGTAAAAGCTCAGTATGATGTGTTCCCTTCGGCAAGGGCATCACAAGCAGAGAAGTCAAAAATAGGTATGGGAAAAAGAGTGTCAAAAATTTAATATCTTTACAAAATGAAAAAGAAGTTTCAATCAATCATAATTTCAATCACGTTATTATTTGACAAGTGGTCAAAGGCGTGGGATAGTTTAATTAAAAATTTAATCATTAATAAAGATGGAGACAAATTACAAAAGTAAAGGTCTTGGAGATACAATCGACAAGATAACAACAGTAACAGGTATAAAGAAAGTTGCAGAGAAAGTAGCATCAGCAATGGGTAAAGAAGATTGCGGATGTAAGAAGAGAAGAGAAGCTTTAAACAAAATGGTTCCTTATCAAAATAAAAAATAAATAGTATGAGCGGATTTACATTAGTATATACAAGAGCATTAAGGGCACATCCTTCGGATAATGCAAATATTGCGTTTCCTGCTGTAACAACAACAGGAACAAACACAACAGCAACATCACTTAAATTAATTGATTCTGCTGCAACATTTATTACAAGCCATGTCTATCCCGGAGATGTTATTCATAATGATACGGCATCAACAGCAGCAACTGTAGTTAGTGTGGATAGTGAAACTCAACTTACATTGAATGCCAATATCTTTACAACAACAGCACAGACTTATACTATTTATGCTATGTCTCCACAAGCAGGATTAGGTAATACAGGTTGTTATCTTTATATAGGTGGGGCAGGTAACGTATCAGTTGTAACATTAGGTGGAGATACTATTACTTTTGCAGGTGTGCCTGCAGGAACAACGCTTCCTATTCAGGTTGTAAAACTTAGGTCAACAGGAACAACAGCAACAGCAATTAATGCGCTTTGGTAAAATATATAAGATGATGAATGTTCAGGTTGATGACATAAAGGTTGTTGGTGCTAATGTACTTTGCTTATTTATTCTTCAGGTACAAAGTATTAATACAGAATTACAAAGCATTTTATTTTTGTGTACAATAGGTTATACTTTAGTAAGGACCGTAAATGAAATTAAAAAATTCATAAGTAATAAAAATGGCAAAGCAAACATCAGTCCTGCCGACAATAAGGAAGAAGTCTAAGACTAAAGGAGTTCAGGCAAAGACTAAAACCTCTAAAATAAAGAGTAGTAAATTATATAAGAAATCTTATAAAGGACAAGGACGATAATGGTAACATCAGCACAAGCATTAAAAAAATACGGAGATCCCACGCTAGAGCATAGTATGGTAGTATGGGATGTGCCTACTAATTTAGAAGTAGGCGTAATACCTAAGAAGCTTTATTGTAATAAGGATATGGTTGCTCCTTTATCTCAAGCATTTAAAAATCTTATAGACACAGGAAAGATAGCTGAGCTTAAAACATTTGATGGCTGCTTTAACATTAGAAATAAAAGAGGACTTAGTTCAATGAGTTTACACTCTTGGGGAATTGCGATAGATGTTAATGCTGCTTGGAATCAGTTGAATATGACTCCGGCATTATCTGCGGAGTTTGTGAAATGTTTTATAGATGCAGGATTTGAGTGGGGTGGTACTTGGCAAAGAAAAGATGGGATGCATTTTCAGTTAAAATCTATATAAAATGGATGACAAAAAGAAGTTTAAGGATACTAAAGTAGGTAAATTTCTAAACGAAAAAGCTCCAAAAATATTAGATACCATTGGTGATGTACTCCCTGAAAGGGGAGTTTTAGGTATAGTAAAGAACCTAATCAGTAAAGATGAGGAGATGACTCCTGAATCTAAGGCTGAAGCATTAATTTATTTAAAAGAAATATCTGATTTAGAAGTACAAGATAGGGATTCTGCAAGGAATAGGGAAATTGAAGTAGCAAAAGTACACAAGGTTGATTTTCTTTTTTATTTAACAGGGTTTATAGGATTAGGACTTTTTTGTTTTATCGTATATGCAATCGTATATTTACAAATACCTGCGGATAATAAAGAGATTTGGATGCAGTTGATTGGATTAGTAGAGGGAGTTGTATTGTCAATCTTTGGATATTACTTTGGAAGTTCAATAAAGAGAAATGTACATCCATAAAAACATTATCTTTGTATTATAAACCTTAAAAATCAAATAAAATGGACACAAAAAAACAATTGACAGAAGAAGAACTTAAGAAGATTCAAGAAATGAGTGGAGAATTTAACAAGGCTAAGTTAGGTCTTGGAGATTTAGAATTGCAAAAGCAAGGATTGCTGAAGCACATAGAGTTGATTAGAGGAGATTTTTCTTCATACGAGATGATGTTGATAGAAAAATATGGTAAGGATTCAGTAATAAACATTCAAACAGGGGAAATAACAAATAAAATAGACTAATATGACACCGGGAAAATTCATTGGAACATTGTTCCATTCAAGAGACACAATGCACATTGCTCATCTTCAGACAACATCTTTTGCTGAGCATAAAGCTTTGAATGGATATTATGATGGTATTCTTGATTTGACTGATACTTTTACTGAGGCTTACTTTGGTAGATTTAAAAGAGTTGAGATTATTATCCCTGAATCAAAAGTAATGGATGCAACATCTCATTTAAAAGAGTTGCAATCAATTGTTGATACAGAAAGGATTAATTATCCATCTGAGATACAGAATATAATGGATGAGATTCTTGGATTGATAGATAAGACCTTGTATCTTTTGACTTTAAACTAAAAAATAAATGGCTAAGATTAGCACATATACATATGCTGCTCCTCCTAATTTGGAGGACTATGTTATAGGAACGGACACAAGTGATTTTTTGGCTACAAAGAATTATATTATTTCAGATATTATAACTCTTGCTACAACAACAAATCAGTTTGTTACTCTTATTAATAATGATCTTCCAACTTATGCAACCAATGCTGCTGCCATTTCAGGTGGACTTGCAGTTAACTCAATATACAAAACAGCAACAGGAGAAATCAGGATTGTTGTTTAATAATTAAAGATTATATAATGGCAAAAATATCTACGTACGCTTTAGCAAATACTCCTTTATCATTAAGCGATAGGCTAATAGGTACGGAGGCCGTTAGAGTTCCTGCATCTAAGACACCTCTTGCTACGAAGAACTTTTCATTAGGAGAGCTTTTAACTTTGTTTTCTTCAGAATGGACAGGTAATAATCTTCAAGAAGTTCTTGATCAGGGTAATTCTGCTACGCAGAGTATGTATCTTACAGGTCAAATAACAACAACCTCAATTAAGGCTACCAATATTATTGATACTGTAAATAATTTTGGCAATACAGGTCAAGTATTATCAAATTCAGGAGCAGGGATTAGTTGGGTATATTTACAATATACATTACAAGATATATTAGATCAAGGTAATACTGCTACGCAGAATATAAATCTTACGGGAACTATAACTGCAAGTACAATTAAACCTGTAAACATTACTGATACATTATCTTCTAATGGAAGTGTAGGTCAGGTATTAACTAAGGTGATAGGTGGAATACAATGGGCTGCTACTCCTGCAAGTACATTACAAGCTGTATTAACTGCAGGTAATTCTGCTACTAATAATATAAATCTTACAGGCACTATAACTGCTGACAATATTCATTTAGGTAAAATAAGGGATTCTGCAAGTAGTTATGGTACGAGTGGTCAGATACTTAAGAGTCAAGGCTCAGCAAGTGGGATACTTTGGTTCACACCGGCTGCTGCTACATTACAAAGTGTTCTTGATGCAAATAATGCTGCTGTACAAGATATAACTCTTCAAGGACTTATAACTACTACATTAATTAAACCTGCAAATATTCAGGACTTTGCTTCAAGCATAGGTTCTGTAGGACAGGTATTAACTCGTAATCCGGCAGGTATAGTATGGGCTACTCCTACAGGTGGTGGTGGAAGTCAAACTTTAGACCAAGTATTAAATGTAGGAAGCGATACTAATCATGATGCTACTTTTAATAGTCTTGTAAATATAGATGAACTTAAAGCTTTGACTATTAGGGATTATTATAATAGCGCAGGAACTGCAGGCCAAGTATTAAGTAAGGAAGTTGGAGGATTTATAAAATGGGCTACTCCTACTCCGGGAGGGGTTACTAAGATTACTGCAGGGACAAATGTGACAATATCTCCAATTGGAGGTACAGGTGACGTAACTATAAATGCTACAGGTGGAGTTCAGAATTTACAAGAAGTAACTGATGAAGGTAGTATTACTACCAATGATATAAGTATTAATAGTTTAAATTTATATGATGGGGCTTATGGGGGATATCAAAATATATCTATTGGAGACCATAGCATTGGGTTCATTCCTTCTGTAGCAGCTTCTTCTTATCCTTTTACTATAAGTTGGGATTCTATAAATGCAAGTCGTCAATATGATTTGCCTAATGCGTCAGGATTTTTTGCATTATCAGTTAATGGAGCAACTGCAGATAATACCGGGAATATAGTAATATCAACAAGTGGGAATCTTCAGCAAGTAACTGATGCAGGAAGTGTAACGACTAATGATATAAGTGTAAATAGTGTTTATTTTTATGATGATGCTGCAGGTGAATATGGAAGAGTAACTCTTACTGATAGGCAATGGGCATTTAAAGATGCAGATGATATTGTAAGATGTTCTTTTGTAGAAGGATCGTTAAGTTTATTTAATGGAACAGCAACATATACTTTTGTTGGAAATAATTTAACTGCAAGTAAGTTTCTTGAAGCTCCTAATTACTCAGGAACAGGAGCACGGACTTTGGCTATCTCTGTTAATGGTGTAACGGCAGATACTGCAGGTGATATAACAATAGCAAGTGGAGCTTTGCCTTCATTTGAAGTTGATTTAGATGGGGTTACTCAATATGATATTACAGCATCAGGTATATATACATTTATAAATTCTTATGAGCCATATAATGTAATTGCACTTCCTAATCCAACTTTACATACAGGAGAAAGGATAATTATTAGAAATCCAAATCCAATTAATTTATCTGTTGCTGCTACATATGAATTTATATATTCTGAAAGTGGAGGTTTAGTAGTAGATTTTATTCCTCAAAATAGTACTCTTGAGGTTATATCTACAGGAATTATTTGGACTACAATTTGTAGAACAGCAACAACTAGAAAAAATATAGATTTAACAAGTTCAGATTATACAATCAATGATAAAGGAACATATGTTATTGATGTAGCCGGTACAGGTACTTTATTACTTCCTGCAGGCACTTCTTTTGTTGGAGAAAAAATAACAATAATAAATAAGGATACTGTTAACCCTGCTATTCTTAATATTTTAACAACTGCATTTATTGGAGGCTCAAGCACTTATATTAAAAATATACCTCCAATGCAAACATTAGAAGTTCTTTCTGATGGTAATTGGAGAACGATTTCTGATTTAAGACCTTATAGAGTATATACAGCTCAATTAAGTCAAGAGGATGTGAATGATCCTATTGCTATTGTACTTGAAAATACATTAGGATATGATTTAACTTGGGATTGTGGGGGAAATGATTGTGTTGAAGGGGATTTTAGATTTTATAATAGTACATATTTCCCTGATGAAAATTGGGATAAGTTCTATGTGTCTATAAGTATTGGAGGTTCTGCATCTGATCCTACACATTTTTATTACAATGCTCATGCTTGGTTTGATAAAACAAATAAAATAGCAGGAGTTTTTGCAGCTATTTTTGATGGAACAACAGCAGGTTCAGGGCAAGCATTATCAGGAGATAATCCTTATACTCCTGCTTCTTTTGAATTTAGAATATATAATTAAATAAAATGGATATTAGAAAAATTTCTGTGGGACCTGACTATAAGAATGGTGCTATGCACTATATAGTTGGACAAAAAATATTTGGGGATACTAATGAAATACATCTAATAAAGTATAATCCCGACAATCAATCAATACTTGTTTATATAATAAATAAAAAGGAAGAGATAGTTCTTTGGAAAGAATTTACCTCAACGATTCCAATTTCAATTGAATTTAATATAGATTATTAATGAAGTCACCATTCTATTTTATAGCTAAGCCTATAAATGGAAGAAGATATGACAATACAAAAGACATAGAGGGTACTGAAGTTATAGTAAGTACTTCTGAAGAGGACCACAAGTTCTCAAACAGATATGCTGAGGTTGTCGAGCTTCCATTAGGTTACAAAGGCCCAATTACTCCGGGCGATATACTACTTGTTCATCACAATGTTTTTAAGTATTATAATGATATGAAAGGCAAGCAGAAGAGCGGTAAGAGTTTTTTTAGAGATGACATATTCTTTATTGAGCCTGATCAGTTTTTTATGTATAAGAAAGGTTCCACGTGGAATGCATACGATAGGTATTGTTTCATAAAACCTATATTGGCAACAGAGTCTTATATTAAAAAGCCATTCTCAGAAGAACCATTGATGGGTGTAATGAAATACTCAAATGAATATCTAATTAGTCAAGGCGTTAATGCAGGTGATATGGTTTGTTTCTCTCCTGATAACGAATATGAATTTACTGTTGATGGAGAAAAACTATATAGGATGTTTGACCATCAAATAACAATTAAATTATGAATATAACTTCATTTGATAACGTATTATCAAGTCCTGAATTGTACGTACAAGATATCTATGAGAATGGATTTCAAGATGTATTTGATGGAGAAAAAACATTTAAAAATATACAACCTCGTGAGAATGATGATGAGTTTGCTAAGTATGTATTATCTAAGTTTGATGGTTATAAAGTAAATTATAATTTTATAAGAAAGTCTCCACTTAATCAAGAAGAACCTAACTTTATACATAAGGATGATATGATGGGGGATATTACCTGTATATTATATCTTAATGAGAATAAACCTGTTAGTGATGGTACTACTATTTACGATGAAAATAATAATCCAAAATGTGTATTATATTCTAAGTTCAATAGGATGATTTCATTTAATGCAACATTGTTGCATTCTCGGAATATATATGAGAACTTTGGAGAAGGAGAATACTCAAGATTAATTCAAGTAATATTTTTAGGAAAAAATGACAACTAAAGAAACAAAACTAAAGATAATAGCTGCAGGGCATCGTGCAGTACAGGAGCTTATTAAAGTTGCTGAGGAGTCTATATTAAAACCTGACCAAGAAGGTGATGACTTGGCTGCTGACAAATTAAAGAATGCAGCAGCAACAAAAAAGTTAGCCATCTTTGATGCATTTGAGATATTAAATAGAATAGAATTAGAAAGAGAAAGTCTTGAGGCGATTGATAAAGGAGTAAGTAAAACAGATACAAAACAAGGATTTGCAGAAAGAAGGTCTAAATAACGAATTATATAAGGTACTAACTGATTATGTACCTGCTACTACTTTATCTAAAAAGAATAAAGTAAGGTCTTGGATATATGGGTATAATGACGAGCATGATATGGTTATTATATCAAAGACAGGAGAGATAGGGCAGATAATAAATATCTCAGGATTAGTTATAGCATTACCTGCTGTTCCTAAGGAATGTAATAAAAGAAGTGATATAAAATCTGAGCAGTATTGGGAAAGAATAAACTTCCCTAAAGAGTTGTCGTCTATACAATCAATATTTCATTGGAATGAAAGGCCATCACAGTTTAAGGATAGATGGGTTGATTATATTGAAAAGCAATTTGATTATAGGGATGAGGGGTATTGGTTTATGAACGAGGGTGCTCCTTGTTATATTACAGGAGCTCATTGGATGTATTTGCAATGGGCAAGTATAGATGTGGGATATCCTGACTTTCGTGAAGCTAATAGAATCTATTGGATATTTTGGGAGGCTTGTCGTGCAGATATAAGATCATTTGGAATGGTTTATCTAAAAATAAGACGTTCAGGATTTTCTTTTATGTCATCATCAGAGTGCGTAAACATAGGTACGCTTGCACGAGATGCAAGGGTAGGTATTCTATCAAAAACAGGAGCTGATGCTAAGAAGATGTTTACGGATAAGGTTGTGCCTATTAATAGTAGGTTGCCATTTTTCTTTAAGCCTATAATGGATGGTATGGATAAGCCTAAGACTGAATTAGCATTTAGGATACCTGCATCAAAGATTACCAAAAAAAATATGTATGACGTAAGTCAAGATGAGATTGATGGGTTGGATACTACAATAGATTGGAAGAATACAGAAGAGAACTCATATGATGGAGAGAAGTTATTATTCTTAGCTCATGACGAGAGTGGCAAATGGATTAAGCCAAATAATATATTAAACAATTGGAGGGTAACAAAGACTTGTTTGCGTTTAGGTAGTAAGATTATAGGTAAGTGTATGATGGGCTCAACATCAAATGCATTAAGCAAGGGTGGTGATAACTTTAAAAAACTATATGAAGATTCAAGAATAGGGTTAAGAAATGCTAATGGACAAACTAAAAGTGGACTATATGCTTTATTTATACCAATGGAGTGGAATATGGAAGGATTTATTGATATCTATGGTATGCCTGTGTTTAGAAAACCCGATACTCCAATTAAAGGGGTGGATGGTAACCTTATTAAAAATGGGGCATTGGATTATTGGGAAGCTGAGGTCGATTCTTTAAAGAATGATTCTGATGCCCTAAATGAATTCTATCGTCAGTTCCCAAGAACAGAATCGCATGCTTTCAGAGACGAGAGCAAACAGGCTTTATTTAATCTTACTAAGATATATCATCAGATTGATTATAACGATGGAATGATTAAAGAGCATTATATTACTCGTGGTTCTTTCTATTGGAAAGATGGGATAAAGGATACGCAGGTTATATGGACTCCTGAGAAGAATGGTAGGTTTTCAATTAGTTGGACTCCTCCAAAGCATGTACAGAATAATGTACACGATAGATTAGGGACTAAATATCCCGGTAATGAGCATATAGGTTCTTTTGGATGTGACTCCTATGATATATCTGCAGTAGTTGGAGGCAGGGGTTCTAATGGAGCACTACATGGAATGACAAAGTTCCATATGGATGAAGGGCCTGTAAATGAATTTTTCTTAGAATATATTGCTCGTCCTCAAACGGCAGAGATATTTTTTGAGGAAGTATTAATGGCTTGTGTGTTTTATGGTATGCCAATTTTAATAGAGAATAATAAGCCAAGATTGCTTTATCATTTTAAAAATAGGGGATATAGAGGATTCTGTTTAAATAGACCTGATAAGCAATATTCAAAACTTACAAAAACAGAACGTGAGCTTGGTGGTATACCAAACTCATCAGAGGACGTAAAGCAGGCTCATGCGTCAGCTATTGAATCTTACATAGAGAAACACATTGGATTAGACTTAGAAGGCAAGTATAGAGATCCTGAGGAGATGGGCACTATGCCATTTATGAGAACATTAGAAGATTGGGCAAAGTTTGACATAAATGATAGAACAAAGTTTGATGCTTGTATTAGCTCAGGCTTAGCTATAATGGCTAATCAGAAACATTTATATATGCCGGAAAAAAAAGATTCAAAAATTAGTATTAACTTCGCAAGGTACAAGAATGATGGAACAACAAGTCAATTGATTAAATGAAAAATGTAGCAATCAATATAACATCTACAGTATTCCCAAGTCAGTTAGCGACTGATGCTGAAAAAGCCTCTGAGGCATTTGGGCTTCAGATTGGTCAAGCTATTCAATATGAGTGGTTTAGGAAAGATGGTAATGCCTGTAGGTACTATAGTCAATGGAGGGAATTTCATAGACTTAGATTATATGCAAGAGGCGAACAGTCTGTTGCTAAATATAAAAATGAACTAGCTATTGATGGAGATTTGTCTTATCTAAATTTAGATTGGACTCCTGTTCCTATACTGCCTAAATTTGTAGATATAGTCGTTAATGGTATGTCTGATAGGTTATTTAAGGTTAAGGCTTATGCACAAGATGCTATGTCTCAATCTAAAAGGAATAAGTATCAGGACATGGTTGAGGCTCAAATGGCAGGCAAGGACGTACTTGAAAAGATACAAAGTGCTACAGGAGCAAATCCATTTATGATGGATCCTGACCAACTTCCTCAAACTGACGAGGAATTAAGTTTATATATGCAGCTTAATTATAAGCCTGCAATTGAAATAGCTGAAGAAGAAGCTATTAATACTATGTTTGATGAAAACAAGTATGACGATATTAGAAAAAGACTTGATTATGACAATACTGTAATAGGTATTGCTATTGCTAAGCACGAGTTCTTATTAGGTGAAGGAGTTAAGATTTCATACGTAGATCCTGCAAATGTGGTATATAGTTATACTGAAGATCCTTACTTTAAGGATTGTTTTTATTGGGGAGAGATTAAGACTATGGCTATGACCGAGTTATTAAAAATTGATCCTACATTAACAAAAGAGCAGCTTCAAGAGATATCAATGTATAGTAAAGGTTGGTACGATTACTATAACGTATCCCAATTTTACAACAATAGTATGTTCTCTAATGATACTTGCACATTAATGTACTTTAATTATAAAACTACTAAGAAGGTTGTATTTAAAAAGAAGTTGCTTGAAAATGGTGGTTCTCGTGTAATTGCAAAAGATGATACGTTTAACCCTCCTACAGAAATGATGGATGAGGGTAATTTTGAAAAAATACAAAAGACTATTGATGTTTGGTATGAGGGGATAATGGTAATGGGTACTAATATACTTTTAAAATGGGAGATGTCTCAGAATATGGTTAGACCTAAGTCTGCTTCTCAACATGCATTACCAAACTATGTGGCTTGTGCTCCTCGTATGTATAAGGGGGTGATTGAGTCATTAGTTCGTAGAATGATACCATTTGCTGATTTGATACAAATAACTCACTTAAAGTTACAACAGGTAATCAATCGTGTTGTACC